CTTGGTCAACAGATTACAATCGGTTTGGTATCCTATCGTCTTGTATAAATTTTTGGAAGCTTTGCTTTAGCTTTGGGCTAAGAATTGTATCTTCAATCTTTTGTGGTCTGTATTTCTCTACCCACAATACTTCATTTGTTTTTGCATCTACTGACATGTCATCACCATTCATCATAATATAAAATAAGTTGTAGGTTTATAGCGAGAGCCTACGTCGCTTAATCTTAACTAACTACCTTGTCAGCCATTGGAGCATCCGCAGGTACATCTGCTGGAGCATCTGGTAATCCACCTTCTGGTGCTTCACCTTGTGGTGCGTTTTGTTGTAGGAACACTTCTAGCTTATTGCGTAGGATACCCACACCTGCTAGTTCACGCCCTTCAATTCCACCACGGCGACTTACAACATCAATTAGTTGTACGATTGTTGCAATATCCTGTAAAGAAATTGATACAGGTTCTTGTTGTTGTTGTTCTTGTTCACTCATATTATCTATCCTTTTTGATAAGTTGATTTGGTATCGATTGCCACATAGTATGTAGCATCTGGGCTTTTAAACTCAGAAATGCCTTTAGCGCATAACGTCACGCTGTAGTCTTGAGGCAATAGCTTAAGGTTATCTGTTTTGATAATAACCTTAAAGGTATCGTTGGTAGAACCAATTTCAATACCATAATCATCAGCACCCGTATCAGTGCTACTAATAGCCTTGAGGTAAATTTTACCATCCTCACCGACAAATGCGACTTCTTGGAATTGAAGTACACCTGCCGCTTTAATAACTGATTGAAGATCATCCCATGCAACATTCACTTCAACATCTTTAGTCGGTAGCTCAATCTGCTTTGTAGGAGCCGCATGAATCATAGATATATCAGCAAATACATACTTGGTACGTTGCTTGCCTTCAGTTACCAAGAAGTATTTATCATGAAATTCTACATCAGGTTCTTTATATAGACCTAAAATAGATAAAAAACGTGATAAATCGTAAATACATGCTTGAGACGGAATGCTATCAGCAATAGTCGCCTGTGCAATCAAGGTTTTTTCTGGCGTAATAGTTTTAAGCGTGTTCCCCTGTTCCATCAAGATAGACTTGTTGATAGTGGAAAAACTCTTGAGTATTGCCAGAGTTCGTTCAGAAAATTTCATTATATAGTCTCCAAAGTTTAGTTATTTGTATAGAATAACACTTGCGTGTTAGTTTGTCAATCTTTTTTGTATGTTTTTTTACTTGCAGTCCTATCAGCCGTAGCTGATACACCTAGCGAACCAATAGCCGACATGTTACCCTTAAAGATGTAAGCACCAATATGATTTATTTGCATCCAAGGACACATCCAAACATTCATGCCAATAGCTCGTGCTTTTTGGCAGAAGAAATAGTCTTCACTAAGGTATCTCTTACTCTTGGGATCAATTACACAATCAAAGAACGCTGTAATCTCTCTAGTACCATCAAAGTTATCAGTTCTAATATGATCTGGCTTATATCTTAGTTCTGGATATGCTTCTGCATATTTTACGAATGTATCACGATGGATACACATAAACCCTGTACCTGCTTCCCCAACTTCAAGTGGCTCAGATATATTAAAACTAGCAAGTTTGTTAATTGGATTGAAAACATAATCCGCTGTATATTGGTCTAAAGCAAAAGGTGTTTCATCTGCCTTTCCTAGCTCTACGGCTTTCTTGACCTTCTCCCATGCAATGGTTTTCTTAGGATAAGGACCTGTAACAATATCATACTTGGGATCGGCTACTTGTATTGCGATAAGACCTAATATGTCACGAGGGTCAAATGCAATATCAGAATCGATAAACACTAGATGGGTGCAGTCAGAACGTAAGAATTCATCAACGACATAGTTTCTTGCCCTTTGTATCAAACTCTCATTAAACAAGTAATAGAAGCGGATATCAATGCCATTAGCGGCACACATCATTGCCAAGTCTGTGCATGATTTTGTGTATGACCCACTACAGTTGCCACCATACATTGGTGTTCCAATAAAGATTTTATGTTTTCGAAGTTCTTCGATTGATATTTGTAGTTTCATATTTCAGTTTGCTCCAAGTCATGTTCTGCCCTAGTAATCGATTGTAAACGTAGGATATCAGCCGCTACGTCATGTTTACTGTCATGGGCGTTAAAATTGTATTCCCACTTCTCTACGTCCTTAACAGGTATAAACCCATTAGGATCAATATCGAAGTTAAATTTCGCATCAATGAATGTGCGAGTATCACGTACCGCATAGTGCTTTAGATATTGATTGAGCAAACTTTGCTTGCCAGCATCTTCTGCAATTCTATCTAAAATGATGGGATCGAATGTATTGCCCCTTGACCACCAACATTCTATCTTACCACTTGTTCTTAGATAGCCTACTAACGTTTCTATGAACTGATCTGCTTTCATATCATCAGGTGATGGCTTCAAGTTCTTTCTTAGATTTGGTGGTTGATCTAGCCACCATTGCAAGTCTCTAGCACCATATACACAACCATGGTTCTCAACCTGATCTTTAATATCAAATGTATTCTGTTTCATAGACAAAACCAACTCTTTAAACGTGTAAGGTTCTTGTGTAAACCTTCTCCATTCAAATGTCGTATAAGAAACGTCAATAGCAGGTATTTTGCGAGAGTTAGTACCAATAGTCTCAAAATCAAATATAAAATGTGTTGCCATTAGCCGACTCCTTCAAATGTGTGTAATGATTCATTATATCACAGAATTACTAATTACGCAAGTTAATTTTACTTTCAAGCTTTGTAATTTCATCTTTTACGTTAAGTTTCTCCACTTTAGCCTTCTTAGTGTGCTTTTCTGGTGCTTTCTCACCTTCCAAAGCTTCAACTGTAGCATGAAGATGCTTATGTCGTTTCTTAAGTAATTCTAAACGGTATTCGTCGTTTTCCTTAGTCATTATAACCCCCTATACAAAAAAACTATCGATTGTATTAATCTTAACTGCCGACCATCCGACAGCTTCTAGTATTGCTTCGATAGGACTTAGAAAGACCTTTTCGAATTGCTTTTCATAATCTATGTATCTTGACAAGTCAAACTCTGGTGGCAAACGTTGCCCTGGAAATGAGATCACGTCCTCACGAATTGGGTTTGGCACTTTAAGATAGACGAACTTGATCTTGTCACCACCTACAATATGTTCATATGTTTTACCCAAATCTCTTTTCTTTACTTCGTTGTTATACAGAATACACCCACGAACATGCATTGGACAACCCTTCTTGTAAAGTGACACACTGTCCATATACTTATCTATTTCTTGTGTACCAGAATTCTTACCAATATCTTCTGGTGGTAGGCTGTAGAATTCTTGACGGAAGTTCTCAATAAACTCCTGTACCGATTCTTCATTACCGTTCATGATAACCTCAAACGATGCTTTGAGTTTGTCTCGACATACCTCTGGTGTTGATGAACGTACAGACTCAAGACCAGTCACTGAAACCTTTGGCTTGTCGTAGTGTACGCCCTCAGAGTTCAGAGTATTCATGATGTAACGCTTCTTAGCAATAAAGATTGACTTGTCTGTAATCTTCTCACGTTTCATGAACATAGCTTGGCGATAGGAACCCATCTTTTTAGCAAGGTCTTCATAGCCAGCTTCAAGAACTGGTTCGATTTTCATTTGGCAAACTTTATCAAGGAACTCTTCGCCCTTCTTACGATCAATGTCTAATGTACCAAAAGCGTTCTCAACAATAGGAGCCATATCAACATAGATAGAGTCAGTATCAATATACACAATGTAATCTGTATCGGTTTTAAGAATACGATTTAGATAATCGTTGACAGACTTTTGTGCATAACGAATAGATAACTGACCAGATGTCGTAATCGCCTCTGCCATGTCGTTAATATAGTACAAGAAGTACACGTTAGCAGTCGCACCATAAAGGCTGTTCATAGCAATTTTGATAGCCATCTGTGAGTTGTGTAGCTGTGTAGCCTCACGCTTCAGACGTGACTTCTCAGTCGCATCAGTCGCATCTTCTAGCTGTTGTTCTACCTTGAGCATGTTCTGTTTGATGACTTTACGGTTGTTGTAGTATTCATCAATGATGCTAGGAATAACACCCTTAAACTTGTTACTAAAACAAGCACCATTAGCACCAACAGACATAGAAGTATCGTTGTTTTGGAAACGACCCTCAAGAACCATCTCTTGTGATACTTCTTTACGCTCATTTTCTAAGTATGTCTCTGGTGACATATTGTACTGCAACATCAAGTGTGGATACAGGGAGTTAAGATCAAAAGATACAATCCACGGGTGCATACCAACCCTTGGGTCTTTCACATACCCACCGACAAGTTCACCTGCACGTTGACCTGCATCACCTTTAACTGGTGGAACTTTACCATCTTTCATCAGACGTCGGTATAGAGTTGTTTCCCATATACCCACAGTACCAAATGCGTCTTGATAGTTTACACCACCACCATAAGCAACAGTCATAACAAGAGACAACAAACCTGTTTCATCTTCGAAACGTTGGATCAGTTCTGTATCTTTAAGGTTATAGTCAAGATATAGCTGTGGGTTTTGTTCGTACAGTGCGTTTAGGTTACCATACTCAGAATAGTCTAGCTTCTTCTCACCCAACACAGTGTAAGCGATATGATCAAGTTTATAGCTCTCTTGTGTACCATACTTGTAACCAAACTTCTTGAATGCGTCCATGTAGTCAACAACAGTCATACCACCAATCTGATATGTGCCTTGCATCTTACCAAACATCTCACGCTCTTTGTGTCGTACATTGCGCCATGGGCTTAAATCTTTTACCCATTCTTCACCGAACAGTCGCTTCATGCGAGTAATGATGTACTGAATATCAAAGTATTCCACGTTCCATCCAGTAATGATATCAGGATATCGGTTAGTCCATAGCTCTTTAAAACGCTTCAATAGCGCCTCTTCACTGTCAAACTTCATGAAGTGAATGTTATCAGGCGATAGATCAAGCAAAGTTTGGTGTTTGTCGTAATCTTTCAAACCAAGCAAATGGTAATCAGAAGACTTAGATGATTTATAAGCAATAGATGTAATCGCCTTGTCAGCCGTATTGACATCAGGATATCCATTAGCAATGTCAACCTCAATATCGAAAGATACAATGTTGATTAGTGATGCGTCAAAATTTATTTCATTAGGATAGTTCTCTTGGATAAACTGTGACACATAATTAGTGTTACCAGCAATCTCAAGACCATGCACATCTTTGTAGCGTTCTACAAACTCTTTAGCTTCTTTCATACTGTCGAGTTTATGTGGTACAAGTGGCTTATCAGTAGCAAGACTTCTATACTTAGTATCAGTCACATCTTTCTTGCCGTTGGTAAACAGTGTTGGTTGGAATTTAACCTTACGAGAGAACTGCTTACCATTATCATAGCCACGCCATAATATGTTGTTACCAAAGCGCTCGACTGACGTGTAAAATTTAGACATAAGAATCCTTAAATTGAGTTTCTACAATGATAACACAGTTATTCGTCTACGTCAACTTCTTCTTCAAGAATAATATCTGTTATGTAAAGTTCATAGTAATCATGTTCGTAACCCCTAACCTCTAGCAAGTCTCTTCGGTCAAAGTACACACCGTCTTCATCATTGTCGTACTCAGCTTCTAGTGCCTCTTTATCTTCCACAGACCAACCTTCGTGGTATACAAAATATTCGTTGCCATCCATTGTGTCATGTGTCTCGTTATATTCAATATCACTCATACACAATTCGCCCTTAGTCTCCAATAAGTTGTTTAGCAGATCAACTTCTTCTTGGGTTGTTGGTATCACTTTACCGTCTCCACGTTTCCATTCAATTTGTACATTCACGCCTGGTGAACCTTCTTTGTTGAACACACCAACCTCTACAGCACCCCACCTATTTCGGTTAGATACGAGATAGCTTACTCCCATTTTTACTTCTTTCACTTCTTTGACTTCCATCATTTATACTCCATCTCAGTTATAATATCGTTGCCTTCTTTATCATTAGCGATACTAAGTGCCATAGCTTGTATGTCATCAATAAGTGCTTGACAAGCCGCTTTATCGTATTGTTTATAAGAAATCTCAGCAAACTCATTACGCACCCTGTGCAATAGAACAGCTTTGTCGTGCATTGCATTAATTCTTTGTATTAAGTCTTCTATTGAATGTTGCATATCTCTCTCCTAGTTAAGCAATCTCACTAAAGTTTTTAACCTTCTGGAAGGTTATGTTAGAATCAAACTTATCGCCAAACTGCAAACCCCTGTGGCTGATTACGAATATGTTATCATCTGCATTTAAGTTGTGTAGTTGATCAATCAAGTTCTCAATACCTACTGCGTCTAAAGCGCCATCTAGCGTTTCATCTAATAATAGCAAGTTTGTTGACACGCTGTTACGTAGTTTAGCAACAGAACGCCACGCTAACATGATTGACAATGTAATGCGCAACTTCTCGCCCTCAGAGAATGATGCATACGAAAAAGTATCACGGAACCTTGACTTGATAACCTCATTGAAGTTTTCGTCTAGTTGGAAGTCAACAAACAAGTCAAATGCGCCTACATATGTGTTGAGCACTTTACTG